TTCAAACTCAGGCGGTGCCACACGTCTATACATTTTTAGGTCCCGGTAGCGGCGAGCAGAATGCCACAGAGCAGCACGGTACAACTTAATGTTTTTGCTGTTTAGCCGGGTCTTTGACCAACCATACTTAAATAAATAGCGGAAGGGCTTCGGAATACAAGTGTAGCCATCGAGCGTTGGAACAATGATTAGGCTACAATATTCAGCTAATAAGAAGGAGTCATGGATCTTAATTTTAGCAGTAAATCCGAACAATTTAAACTTTTCTTCAAGTCCTTTCGCTTGCGAACGATCACAGAATACTAAGGAGTCGTCGCCGGCAACGAATCCAACGGCAGTTCTTCCATAAATCGATACACACATTATCATGTTGAGTACGGTGTTCATGAGCGTTGTATAACCATGGCCCGAATCCATAGTGGCTGTGGTTGAATAACGAACGCCCTTAATTGTTCCAACTTTCTTGATAAGTTCATCAAAAATCCGCATGACGGAACGTGCTATGCCAAGAAGTAACATAAAACGATGGAACATGCGGAAACATGGCGGTGATACACTGGCATCAAACCGGGAAATATCGGTCTCAACGACAACAGGGTCGTGAAAACGATTACGGGCAGTTTCCCAATTATCACGCCATCTACGCGCCAATTCATCCTGATCACAGCCCCCAGTATAGACAATGCCAAATACATCGATTTTAGCCAAAATCTTTGTTAAATGTGCAGTCAGGGGTCCAACAAATACCTTATGAAATTCTGATAAACCTTGTATCAGGCGCGGGGTTTTAAATTTAGCGTAAGCTTCAAATTTGATAAAAGTATTTCGATCGATTTTGAAGTCGCCAAAGGTGTTAACAAATTTCTCATACATTAGCCGCAAAGGTAAAGTGTAGCGACGTTTCCAATGCAAAAAGGAGAACCAGGTGAGAGCGTGCTTTGAAAACGCAGCGGCTAATGCTACAAATAAAGGCCAAGTAGCATACCAGGTACGCGTAATCACAGCTGGTTCATCATCATAGAGAACATGTTTGACATGGCGATCAACTAAAGCATTAAAAGCATTGTGTGTACACTTCTTGGGGTACTCCGGAGTGACATCAACGGCACCGACACCATATAACCAGGCGACTTCCTTGGGCTCTGGACAAGTCACTTTGGTTAAATCCACCTTAGCACGTGGGCTAATACGATATTCAGTTAAAAATGGGATGCATCGGTCTTTAGCAGTCCGATAGATTATCTCCGGTCCAAGTGCCAGGAATCGGGCATCACTTTCCCCAATCCAGTAAACATTAAAATTCCATGCCATATGTATAATTGTCGCATAGAATCCAATGATAGCAAAACCGAAATGGGCCAAATAAGACCAGACCCATCCCCATTTCTCTCGACGTTTGCAATAATTCTCAAAGGTCGAGAGAACAAAAGTAGTTACGAGCACACAGGCCATTTGTGCAGGTTGGTCAAAAGACAGAGGCCACACAACCGGGGGAATAAAACCAACTGCCATCAATTTAAGTGATTCCTCACCGATGGGGGCCATAATAACAGTAACAAACCAATAAGT